CTTCTATTCTCATTATTTACTCTCCCCGCAGCCCTGTTTGTATCCACAGCTAGAGTGTGGACACAGTTTCTTGGCTACCGAACCATCAATAAGTGTACGATGCTCTATTAGCCCATATCTTGTTGAGCTTAGCACAACCGTTTGCAAATAGAGTGCTTACAGCATTGCCATTTGCATCATATGAAACTTTCTTTATTCTGCAAACTGGCTGTAGTATTTTGTTCTGGTCACATGGAGCAAACTCACCAATGTATTCAGGATACCATTCGTTTCCAATCTGTATATAAGTAGCTCTGACTGCATATTGTCCAGAGCTGACATGAAATGGTACTGTTGATTTAGGCATTTCTTCACCTCCACTTTAATTTCTTAAATCTATTTTTTTAAAAGTTTTGACCGAAAAATAGACTATTATATTTAGTAACAATCTTTTCATAAGCTCCTATATCAGGAGCAGAACCTTGAGGAACTGAAGTGCCTTCATAGTCCTCGGATAGTCCAACATCTGTCCCTGCATTAATACAAGGAGAACCCGCTTGAAGATGGAAATCCCCATTAGCGGCATCTACGAAGAGGGGGTCGGTGGAATATAGGTCATCTGCCGAACCATTGTAAGTGCCAGAATTATTTACGGAAGCATCCTCAAGACAATTATAGCCGCCAGTTACGGTAGAACCAGAATCTATTTGTATATCATTTCCAGTGTTATTGCGTAAAATATTATTCTGAATTACTATTCCAGTTGAATTTGCTCCTACTTTTATACCTTTATCACCACATCCATAAATAACATTATTATATACTTCCCAGTTATCAACCCCGTTAGTTATTGAGATTCCTCTATAGTCAATATTATAAATAAGATTATAAATAATTTTTTGACTATTTCCGTCTAATGAACCAATGGCTTGCTTGGTAGTTCCTTGATTAAGGTTATATATTTTATTCTGTAATACTTGATTGCCAGTATTCGGAGATTGACTCATCTTAATACCACACCCAACTCCAGTCCCATCTCCGACTATAGGGTCGTGTATAATGTTATTTCTTACAATGACACTACTGGCGTGTCGCAAATCTATGGCATCATCAGTATAATGATATATTTCATTGTTTTCTATAATAGAGCCATTCCAATCATTAGGGTCATTGGAACTTTCAAATACAACCAAACCATCTGTATTGTCCCCATATCCTATAGTATCATGGGCAATATTATTAGAAATGGTAATAGTCCTTGAATTACCATTATTAAATGCACGAATATGTCCAGCATAACTCCATTCGTTATTATCAATAATCATATTGATAGGAGCTTCTATAGTAATAATATTCCCTTCTCTATAATTTGCAGGGTCTCTCGATAAATTACATCCTATAAATTTAAAATAGCAATTCTGAATTGTAATATCAGTTTTAGCAGTATATGTTCCATCTTTTCCCTTAATAGCGTTGTGCCCTACATAACGAATATCCAATCCATCAATTGTAATGTAGCTTTTATTATTCAAATCTATAGCATCATCATAAATTTGAAGTTCAATTGAATTATTATAAGCCATAGCTGGATTGGTTTCTAAATAATACATATAAGTTCGACTATTAGCACTATCCCACCAAGTTTTTCCATTAGCATCTAAATCAGCCTTATTCCATACAACAGTAGACATAGAAGCTTCATTATTCATTACCGCCCCAAAGGTTTCAGTCCCAGGACTTACATACCAAAATCTATTTTGTCCTATTTGAGTAGAATCAACAGCTACATCATCAATATAAAAAGTCCCTGAAGTATTAACATCTAAACCAGAGGTAGCCCCTAATGCAATTTTTCCAACTGCCTTTGTATCACAATCAATACTTCCAATATTACTTGACCTGCTGGCTCCATCAACATAAAGCTGAACTCCACCATCATTATTACCTGCTGTTCCAGCCTTAAAATGAACTTCTATATGATGCCAGTTTCCATCAAAGATGTTAGGATTATCATTACATTGCCAAGAAGTAGCATTCTGCCACGCACCAGCATCATCATGAACTTGAGCAGTTAAATAATAGTTCCCACTAGTTTTAGATAGTTTTAGTCTTACCTCGGTAGCACCGGCATCAGTTTGAAATTGGAATAAATAAAATGCTTCACCATCTGCCATAGACCAGTTGCCAATTTTTATATAAAATGAAGCATAAGCCTCGCTTTGGTCAGCAAAAGCATTGTCTTCCTTTAAATAAGCATATGTGCTATCAGTTGTAATTACAAATTTACAACTGTAGCTTCCCGTCATTGCTGTATCATTACTTGCAGATATGGTTGAACTTCCATCTTTTGAATTAGAATCCCATTCAGATAAATCACCTGTTTCAAAACCAGAAGAAAAAAGAACACTTCCATCACCATATTCAAGTGTCCAATCTGATATAGAATTTTTAGCTACTGACCTTAAAATCTTTGGTTTATCCCCAGTTCCATAAGAAGTGAAAGTGATGGGATTACCAGATGAGCCAGATGACGGAATAATTAGCTTTTCCCGCCAGATTTCGCCTTTCTTAAACTTTATAATATCGCTAGCATTAAAAGACGAGCTATTTACTTTCGATATAGTCTTCCAAGCATTAGCCTCAGAAAGTCCGTCATTGGAGTCGCTACCCCCAGTAGCATCTACATAGTAAGTACTCATTTATTTTTCCCTCTTTTTTCTCTGAGCTTCTTATATTCTTGGTTTACTTCCTTCCTTGTTAAAATTCCTTTAGAAATCAAAATCTCTTTATGAATGATAGATTCATCTATAGCAGATTCAATCATATGCAGCTTATCACCAAAATTCTTTTCTACCTTTTCATCTACTAATTTAACCAAATCTCTTCTAAGCTCATTCAATCGTGAATCAAGCTCCATTTGGTTTTTTAGTAGAATCTTCACTAATTGCCTGGTATTAATATATTTAGTCTTTGGAATAGTGATATTATTTTTAACCATCATCTATACCCTTTATAAATAATTCAGATCATAATTGCCATAATAATTAGCACCATCGTAATCAAAAACGACTATATCTATAGCATTGGCTGAAGTTGAAAGTGTAGGCTCATTCCCACTAGGCCATTTAACTGAAGCAGGCCAATTAACAGTCCTTGAACCAGTGACATCTTGGATAAGTTTTAAGCGGAAAACACCTATACCAGAAGTTGGAGCAACAAAAGTAAGAGTACAATTTCCAGTAAGGGTTATTTTCTGCTTTTGGCCATTATTCCAGTCTATAGTTTTAGACGTCCCAGAATTACCATTATCGTATTCAGCATCAAATGTTATTATCTGTACATTTTGAAGTGCAGCTTCAGCGTCTATATAATAATCAAATTTCCCTGTTATTGGATTAAATTTATATGGCATTTTTTACCTCCATTTTATTATGATGCTGCAACAAAGACACACTCGCAGTTCGGATGAGCGGGAATAACCCCATGCGCTTCATCCAAAGTGAATATTTTGCCGTCTATGTTCTCAAGACAGTACTCACAAGCTTCCTCATCTGCAACGCCCTGAACTCTCTTGACGCCTATCTGCTCAAAGCCCTGTAGAGTACCCTCACTCAGAGCCGATGCCGTCTCTGTCCTTGCAATCATCTGAGTTCTGAATCTATGCAACCTGTTTGCATACCGTTCTACCAATGAGGCAATCTTTTGTTCTGGCAATGCCTGCTCTTCCAACAGAGTTCTGTATTTTGCTACAGCTCCAGCTTGACGTGATGTAAGCCCGACAATAGACCGCAGCTCTTTTGCAATCTTCTGGATGCTCTTACCATAGTCGATGCCCGCTTTGACCTGCTCTCTTATCGCCTGCTTCGTCTCTTCAATGACCTCGGTCACAAGCTGAGCTGTATGTTTCTCAGCCCATTTGACTGCTGGAACGCCGAGCATATCAAAGCGTGGCTCTGCTTCTTGCTTAATGACCTTTCTCTCTACCACAGCCTTGCCACCTTCAGCTAGAATCTTCAATAGCTCTGGCTTCAGGATACGCTTGCCTTCCTCTATGATAGCATCCCATCGAGCAAGCTGCTCTGTAAATGTCTCTGGCTTTCTCGCCTTCATTCTTGTCAAACCTCTCTGTAACTGTTTCCTCATGTACCTCATAAATTCATTAACCTTCGGTATCAGCTTTCTTTCATTCAGTCTTCTGAGCCGCTTGGCATTTGTATAAGTTCTTTTTCTAGACTTCTGCACTATGCCTTCCATTGAGTTTCTCAATTCTTCTAAAACCTGCGTGTTCATTGCCTTCTTTTCACTGTTGGAATAACCATCTGTGGTCTTTCAATAATGTTTCTTGCTCTTTTTGCTTCTCTCTGCTTCTTCAATTCTTCAAACTCTTCATCAGTCATGGTGCTGATATAGGTGATGTTCTTGTCATTGCTCACAGGTATGAGTATTTTATGGCTGCCTTCGATACTATCGAATTCCAGCACTTCACCAAGCGCCTGAATAAAAGTTTTCTTCCTCTTTGCATCAAGCTCACCTTTGACAATCAATGAAATGTTTGGCTCTCTAAAATAAATTACTAATGGCATTATTATTCTCCTTTGCTTTTTTTATATTCTTCAATTATCTCATTTATCTTTGAATTCAGTTCTTCGACAGATGCTTCTCTTCTAGTGATGCTCTCTTCACCAACAGGCAAGTATGTAGCTGCGATGTAGTAGTCGTCACCATGATCTACCTTCTCAAGATTCAATTTGTCCCTGATATAGTTTGCATTAATAGCACCTAGACTGAAGAGAATTTGCCAGCGCTTCACTTCTGAATCCAGGTCTCTTGTATCAATCTTATTGAACTGAAAATTTATATGCTCACAGTTAAGACCATTATGCAGAATGCTCTTAGTCAATATTCTGTTTACAGCTTTTTGCAGTGGTGCAATCGTAGAATTAATATAGATATTCGTTGATTCTCTTGCCGTTGAGCCACCCAGGCTACCAGTTTCTGAAATTCCGATACGGTATGGCGGCATCTTATAAGAGCTCAATACCTCATCCCTTGACTGCTTGTAATACAGATTGAATGAACCTTCTTTCACATCAACTGAAAGTGGCTTCCAGGTCAATGAACCGCCAGATGGCAGCTCCAGCACAAGAGTCTTATGAGCATTGCTAGAGCCTTTTATTTCTACATCAAGAAAGTCATTGATATATTTCATTGAGTTCTCTTCCCAGTCTCCTTCAAGCGTTACCAAAGCAGCAGGAACGCCGTAGTTGTCAAAGAAAGATAGGTTATAGTCCCGGACACTTATCAGTCCTCTGGCTGCTCCAACTGCACCTAGTATATTCGGTGCACCATAATAAGAGCTGCGAGGATAGTAGTTTTTGTAAAAAATTATTTCATTAGCAAGGTTGCCTGCTTTAGCTGAAACTTTATTGCCTTTGTCAGCATCAAAATTCTTATCTAGTCCGATTTGCTTAAACCAGCGATATTTATTGTTCCTTACCTGACAGAATAACTCTTTGCTTTTATGCACTCTAATTGTATGAGCAGGAATGTGCCAGAGCCCGTTCACTTCTTTCGATGCAGGGTCTCTGCTCACCTCAATTGCAAACCAGCCAACCACCCCCCAGTCAATAATGCACTTCTCAATGATATCTTCAATCGCTTCTTCCTGTTCTTCATTCGGATCTTCCAGAAACTCTCTCGCTTTCTTTTTCTGTTCTTCAACCTCTTTTTCATTAGCTTCCTCAGTTGCCTCAATAAGAGTCCAGCCCTTTCCAACAACATCCTTTGCAATCTGTCTGACACATGAGTCAAAATAAGAGCAGTTCTCCTGTAAAGCCAAAAGCCCATTTACATCAAATGGGAGTGGCTTCAAACCTTTCTCTGAAAGAAATCTTGCTTCCTCCTTTAGCTGCTTTGACGACCGGCGTTCAGCCTTCCTCAATACAGAAAGTGGAAACAATCCTCTGCTTGTCTTC